TCCTTGGCGCCTGATACTACCGACGTGAGTACGGACAGGAGCGCCGCCGTTGCGGTGAGGCTCAGCAGCTCAGGCCAGTTGAGCGCCGTGATGCCGACAGCGCCCGTGCCAATAAGCAGGATGAGAGTCTGCGCGGCGGTCTTCACGGCGCGCTCGGTTGCGGCCTTCCAAAATGCGAGGGTGAACATCAGACGGCACCCAGCTTCTGCCCGAGCGCGGTGATTACTTCGGCGGCTACGTCCTTGCCGACTGCTGCGATCACGGCGTCAGCGATTGCGGCGGTGTCAGTTGCCCCTGGCTTGATCCCGGCGATCTGGCCCACGATGTAGCCGCCGTCGTCCTTCGTCAGGGTGCGACCGAGGGTTTTTGCGACTGCCGCGTACTGGTCATCGCGGGTGCTGTTCATGTAGGCGCCATCTGCTTTGTTGAGCAGGTTTGCCTTGAGCCAGTCCTGGGTTTCTTTTGAAATCATTTCGTCATCCTCGTTTGTTGAGATGGTGCCTTGCGGTGCGACCGATCCGGCCGCTGCGGATCCGGCGAGGCGATCAATCCTTGGCAGGTCCCAGATGCCGGGGCAGGCCGTGGCGTTCCATTGCCGGTGCGGCGACAGCGGGAGTGCGCCGTACTGGTCGCGCAGGAAGCGGACGAGTTTGGCATTCGATGCCGATGGTTGTGGCGTTGCCTACCGCGTTCCCGGAGTGCCAGGCGGCGTCCTGCGGGCTCACAAGGCAGTCGATGCGTCCGGCGCTGACTACGAAGTGCGCGGAGGTTGCTCCGGGGCCGCTCACGAAGAACTTCACAACGTCATCGTGCCGCTGCCCGAGGCTGCCCCAGTGATGGATGACAATGCCGTCAATGGTCCGTGCCCGCCCGAATGCGGCGGGGACTAGCGCGGCGGGCGTGTAGCCCTTCGCTGTCTGTGACTCGTTGATTTTGGTCATGCCTGCTCCTGCGTGTTGTCCGGTTTTTCGAGGTTGGGCCAGGGGCGTAGTTCCCGGTCGGTGACGCCGTGTTCGGTGCAGTCGCGGCGGAGCTGGGATGCGTATTCTTCGATGCGGCGTCGGTTGCGCGCTTCACGGTCGGCGCGTTCGCGTTCCTTTTCGGCGTCGGCCCATGCCTCGTTCCGCTGGTCTTTGAGGGACACGTTTCGGATCCGCTCCCGTCCGGCGGCGCCGCTGAAATACTTCATGAGGCCGTTCACGAGGGCGAGGAGCGCGCCGGAACCGCCCAATGTTCCGAGGACTGTCACGAGTAGTTGTGTTGAGTCCACGCGGGCCTACTTTTCTGGGTCGTAGGCGTAGTGCCGTATTTTGACGAGCCGGGCAGCGAAGGCCAGGATCGAGAAGATGACGAAGCAGATGGACGCTACCCGGACGCTGACTTGGGTGATTGGTAGTGCGGCTATGGCGACGCCGTAGACGGCGAGTGCTGTCATGCAGAACCCGGATGCGGCGCGTTCAAGCCACCAGATGCCGGGCAGTACGGAGACTGTGCCGAGCCCGCCGCCGATGAGGAGCATGGTGCCCCACGCGATCAGCAGCGTGTGACCGAGCGCGGTCTGCACGGTGCGCGGCGGGTCCGTTACGACTGCGAGGCCTAGGACGCCGATGGCGATGTAGGCGAAGAAGTAGATCACGGACAGTGCCCGTGGTTCCTGCACTCGGAGCCACATGCGATGGGCGGCCTCGGCGAGTTTCTGATTGCGCATAGTGTGCCTCCCGGCGTGTTTTGACCTGCCGGGTTGGCGGTCGTATAGGGTGGGTGCTGTGTGGCCCTGGAGCGCAAGTCCGGGGCCACACGTTTCGGGCTGGTTAGATGTACCAGTTCACGGAGATGAACAGGGTGTAGCCGGTGCCGAGGCTGACGGATCCGCCGGACGTGGACCGCCCAACGAGTGCGCCACCAGTGTTGATGACGAGCTGCGGCTGCGAGTTGTAGACGCCGATGTCGGTGTTGACGGTCCCGGCGAAGAAGGCGTTAGCCGAGGGGCGGAAACCTGTCGGGACAATCGCCGAGGTCAGTGTTGTGTCGGAGGTGTTGATGAGCATTGCCGGGCCGGTGCGGACGAGCTGCAACGTCGCCGTGACCTGAGCCAAGCCGGTGACAACAGTTTTCAGGTAGCCGCCGTTGATCGTCCACAACCCGTCTGGTGTCGCCGTTGCCGAGGTTATGATGGGCGAACGGGTCCACGCGGAACCGTCCCACGTCTCAGTGGGCCTGCCCGTCACGTCCTTGCGTCGCACCGCCAAGCCGTCGTACTTCGTCAACGCATCCCGCGCCGCCTGGTTCGCAACATTGACAGTGATGTTCGCCGACTTGAACGCGTTGGCGGTGTCTTCGGCAAGGTTGTACGGGTCGCCGTTCGTAAAAACCGTGACACCGTTTTCAAGTGTTTGCATTAGCTACTCCAAGAGATAATGAGCTTGCCGAACTCGGGATTGTCGAGGCGTGACTGGAACCCCACGTAGGGGTCGCCTGCGATGCTGATTCCGCCGCCCGCAACAAGGGTCGGGGCGAAGCTGAGGGGAAGGTCTGTGTAACCGCCGGAGTAACCGTCCGGGATCGGGATGTCGAACGGGCCGGTAACGCGGTTCACGTCAGTTCCGGGGCGGGATTTGCTGGTGTGCGCGTAGGCGTGGATGGTTGCCGTACCGGATGCGCCGACGTTGAGGCGTGCCGGGACTTTGAACAGGATCCGGGTGATGGTCTTCCCGGCAAGTTCAGGCTTGGGTGTGCCGTAGAACCATGAGCCTGTGAGCGTGTAGCCGCCCCAGGTGCCGGAGTAGACGTCTTCACCGCCGCGCTGGGACGTTGCCCAGCGACCCCACCCGCCAACACCCCACGTATCGGAGGCTGTCGCGGACAGCTTCGTTTCGCCGCTCGTAGCCGATGACGGTGGCGGTGGCGGTGGTGATTGCGGGACTGTTGCGACCGCGGCGATCTTCCCGATAATCGTGGCCGTCGCAGCATCCCACGTCAGGTAAACAGGGTCGCCAGGGGCGTACGTGCCAATGAATCGTGTGGTCGTGTACGAGCCGCCATCGTCGCCAGTGAACACCACCTGCGACACTCCGACAGAGAGCACCGTGCCCGTTGATGGGCGGGGCTGGTCCGTGTACCCGCCGATGACGAGCGCCGAAGACTGACCCTTGCCATCGTTCGTGACATCGACAACGATTTTGCCGTCCTGCAAAGGCTGGATCGGGTCCAACCAGCGGGCGTCCAAAAGGTTGTCGCCGAGTTTCGCCCACCACTTGCCACCATCCCAATAGGCGGTGCCGAAATAGCGGGTCGTTTTCCCCGGATCCATTGCGCCCATCGTGTACTTCAAACCGGGCACAATGGCCTCCTAGGGCAGGTCGGAATTGCTGATAAAAAACACAGTGAAACGCAGTGAATTGCTGTAGAATGGTTAGCATGAGCGAAATTAAACTAGTGATCCCGGACGAGGCGGTCGAGGCAGCGGCGAGGGCCATAGCTATTCTTGATGACCATGACGGGTGCTTCCTTGAAGTGGACGCGTGGAATGCTCAGGAGGAGTGGGAGCGTGAGGCCCACCCAGAGAGCTACCCAGGATCCGCTGTAGAGGGCTGCGCATACTGGCTAGCAAGGGCCCACGCAAGCCTCGAAGCAGCAGCCCCGCACCTCATGGCTCGATCAAGTGACGGCGACTTGATTCTGGGGATCCTTGAATCGGCCGGTATTGAGAAGGTCCATCAGTTCGACGCGCTGGTCGCCGTGCAGAAGCTCGCCGCAAGGGAAGGCGCCAAGTGATCCCGGAAGCGGCATTGAGATAGGCCAGACAGCAACCCAGCGGGAAGCGGAGAAACTGCGATGAACGATGACCACACGTGCACTTGCGGACGGCAGGAGACATCCAACTTCGACCGGAGCCTTGTCCTCGAAGTGATGGCCCGCCCAGACCCGCACTGCCCCGTTCATAAGCCGAAGTGATCCAACACAAAATCGCCCCCGCTCTCCAGCAAGTGGGGGCGATTTTGCGCCTCCTAGGGTAGGTCGTTCCAGATGATCGGCGGGAGTTGGCCCCAGTTCGCGGGCATGCGGTCCCATGTGAGGGCGGGTTTCGTGGAGGTGATGTTCTTCGCCCACTCAGTGCGGCCCAATGCGTTGATAACGTCGCCGTAGGAACACGTCACGGTCAAAGACGTTCCGGTCGGCACAGTCGAGCCGCCGCGACGAATAGACGTGACAGTTCCGGGGAAGTAAGCGACATGCCCGGCAGCGACAGGGCAGCCGACCTCGATGCGGTCACCGGCCTGCAACTCAGGGCGCGGAACAGTCTCAACCGCCAACTCGATAGCAAGGGATTCGAGGAACCGGTCACGCAACTCGGCCGCGTAGTAGTCGGCCTGCGCGCGGGTCGTGATCATCTCGGACGAGTAGAAGTCAGGGGCTTTGCCATGAGGTCCACCCCACCGGAGCGGGCCAGTCTCGACAGTCGCTGACCCGCGAACCGGCGAACCGTTCCTCGAATCCTTGCCCTCAACAATCCACTTGTTGAACAAACCATCAATGGACTGCTTACGGCCCACGGACACGAGCGACACCTCGGGCTCAACACGCCAGACAGGCGCGCTCGAGACGGGGTAGATGTGACATTCGCCGTCGCCGCCCATCCGATACCGGGCGTTCACCCGCGAGGCGAGATCCTGGACAGCCTCGAGCCGTTCCTTATCGAAGACCAGCCGCGACGACACGTTGGTGTCTGTCACGCCAGGGTCCACAACGGTCGGGAAGTAGGCGGCGGTCAGGTTGGCAATCTCGGACAGGACCGTTGCCGTGCGCGGGGAGCGGGGCGCCTCGAACTTGTCCCGGTCCACGTCGAACGTCAGATCCACGGCCTCGAGCTTAACCACGCCGGTCGTCACGTACCGGCGGCGTTCGTGCGGTGCGTTCAGTGAGTCCGGAGCATCGAGGCCGAACTCGTCAATGACGCGCGAATCAACCGCCGTTGCAGGCTCGTTCCCAACCACCCGGAACCAGCCGAAATTCACCGCACCAGCACCGCCGACGCCGTAGATGACCTGTAGCTCAGTGCCCGCCACGGACAGCGGATCATCGAACCGCCACGCCCCCAACGAACCATCAGGATCCGCCACGGTCAGGGACAGCTTCTGCCCGATCTTCACCGAATCGCCGGCGTCATCAGACACAGACCAGTCGATAACATCCAACGGCTCAGGAAGAACCAGCGAACCATCCCGCCACGCCCAAACCGTCAAACTGTCAGCCGGGCGCGAACCATCCAACGCAGCCAACGAACCCTCATCAATCAAACGCACACTAGCCTCCGATGGGGTTCTTCAAATCATCCAGATACTTCTTGCCCGCCATGCGATCCTGCTTCTGCTGATACGTGCTCGTCAGCAAAGCAACATCGCCATACGTGAATGTGGCTGTTAGGACCTTGATTGTTGGGGCGGCGACAACGTCAGACTTCAGATCCCAGCGGGTCAGGTTCCCGCCCCACGACACATCCACCGGCAACTGAACCGCCGAAGCGTTCGCCAAGAACAAAGAACCTGGCAACGTCCGCGTACCCCAACCAGGCAAAGGCCGGAACAACAGTTGCGCGGACGACTTCAACAAGTTCTCCAACCGGGCGTTCTGCTCAGCCGAACGCGTAGACATCGACGTATCCAAGCCGCGCTCAGCCATCCGCTGACCAAAGAGTGCCAGGGGTTTAGAGCTGCCCATGATGTTGAATATCTGCACATCGGCCTGATACTCCAACTCCGACAAAGCCGAAGAACGCAAATACGTTTCGTCCGTCGAATCGCCCACAACAGGGACCGCGGACTGCGGAACCAGCGGGTCCATGATCCAGCCCGTCACAGCATTGACCGTCACCGCTGAAGAAGTGACACGGCTAGCACCAGACGGGCCGCTAATCACCTCAACCTCATACGAGACAGGCCGACCAAGCGGCGCATCAAAATCGACCACATACGACGAATCAGTCATGCTGACACGGCGTGCGCCGCGGACAGGATTACGCTCCCCATCCGCGACACGCCACACCGAAACAACCGAAGCCGAACCAGTGCCCAACCCCGTCACCGTCACCCCAACACGCGGGCACGGATCCGACAACAACGCCTCAACACTTACAGCAACCATCAGCGGCCCCTCCTCATTTGTTGGGACTGCGAATCAGCAGCCTGGATAGCGGACTGAGCCACCCGGTATTGGCGGGCGTCGAGTTGTTCGTTGCCGATCATCACGGTTACGGCGGGGGCTGCGACGTTGACGTTCGAAGACGAGGCGCTAGACGCCTGACGGGCTGGTGCGCTAGCCGGCGCGTACTGCGTGCCAGCGTTCATCTGGTCAAGCAGCCCGTAGCCGATAGCCTTAGCCGCCGACGCTTTCAGCACATACTCATCCTTCGACAGCATGTGCGGGATCGAATCGGACGTGGTCGTGCCAGGTCCGTAAACCCTGCCGCCCGTCGCCTTCTTCGCATACACGCCAAGCCCCTGCCCCTTGGACCCGTCCGCCATCGTGCCGGGCAGGCCTACGCGCTGCTCGAACGTGGTGGCGTGGGTGTTGACGTACACGTTGACCTGCTTGCCATCCAGCCCGTCAGCCTTGCCCCTGATCGCATCGAGGGCGCCCGTTGCGTGATCCGCAACCCAGGCGTCAATAGGGATATTCTTCGGGATGCCGAGCGCCTTGCGGGCCATCGCATCAGCGGCGTTGCCAGTGATGCCGAGCTGCCCAGCCGCCGCAACAAGATCGTTGTAGCTAGCCTTCAACCCCGACTGGAGCTGAGCCTGAGCCGCAGCCGAACCCTGTGTAGCAAGAGTCTCGGCAGCGGAAGCCTCAGCGGCAGTCATGGCGGCCTGCGCCAAGCCGTTATACGCCGACTGGTTAGCGCGCCCCTTTTCGGTGTTCAGGTCAAGAGTCGTGCCATTCTTTGTTACAGAATCCGTCATTGCGTCGATGGCTGACTGATATCCGATAGCGGCATCTGATGCCGACAGGGACAGCAGGCCCGCAGCAAACAGGGACTTCGCGAAAGCGTCAATGTCCGTGACCGCACCCTCGGCACTCAGGCCGACAGCCTCAAGTGCCTTAGCCATATCCTCAGTCACCGGGGCAGACGTGCCGGCAGCAGTCGTGTACGTCTCCGTCGCGCCAGCAGCTCCAGCCATCGATGCCGGAATCTTGCCCATTGCGAAATCGAGCAAGTCCTGCTCACTCAGCACCACACCGGCGGCTGTAGCCTGCGCCATGAGCGCATCCTTGTAGCCGGGAAGAACCGCCAGCGCTTCCTTCGCGCCCTGACCGTTCTTCTTGAACTCACCAGTCAGCGCCTGGAAAGACTTGGCCGCTGTTTCCGCCCCACCGTTCTTAACAAGGCTACCCATCGATTCTCCGAGGCCCTTGAACCTCTCTTCGAGCTGTGAGATTTCCTGCTTCGGCAGTCCGAGAAGGTTGGTGATTGGTTCAACAAATTTGTTCGCAACGTCATTGAAGTCCTGATGGGTAAGCTTCTGGACCGCATCGGACACGTTGTCGATGTCACTAACGGCGGTGCCGAACATTTTGTCGAAGTTCCCGAAAGCCGAGTCAAGCCCGGAGGCACTTACGGCCTCGCCAGATTTGGCTACCTTCAACAGCGCCTGCCCGTAATCCTCAGCCGACTTCGTGTGCTTCTCGGTGAAGATGGCGGCGGCGATCTGCAACGCCACCACGGCGGCTAGCGCAATACCGGCAGCCTTGCCAACCTTGCGGATTCCGTCCCCAGCCTTAGACCCGGCAGGGGCTATCTTTTCCATTGAATCCTTGAACTCAAGGAACTTCGGAACAGTAGTAATTACAGCGCCGCCAACAAGCAGCGCCGCGCCCGCCATGCCAGCCATCCCAACCCCGGCGTTCAGTATCGGCGCGGGGATCTTCCCGAAGGCATCAACCATGTCCTCGGCGCCCTGCACGAGGCCGCGCATAGCCTCGGCAACGCCGGACCCACCCTTGATGAGGACCGAGTCAAACGAGCCGCCCAGCTTCTCAATATCGCCCGCAAGGTTGTCCTGTTTAATGGAGGCAGTCACCGCGGCATAGCCAGCGTCGTTGACCTTGTCGGTCCAGTCGGAGATGCCCTGAGCGCCCTGCTCGTAAAGGACGTTCGCGGCACGGACGGCGTCGGACCCGAATATCACGCCCATGGCCGCGTTCCGGGCCTCCGGCGTAAGGTCCTTCATCGAGGTCTTCAAGTTCTCGGAGAACTTCGCCAGGCCAATGAACTGACCCTGCGCGTCATAGGCGGAGATGCCAAGCTCAGTCATCTTGTTCTTAGCCTCAAGGGACTGCGGGGTGAGGCGCTGCAACATCGACTTGAACGACGTACCAGCATCGGAACCGATCAGGCCGGCAGACGCAAACGCCGCAAGCCCACCAGTGGTTTCCTCAATCGAAAGCCCGGTGGACGCAGCAACAAGGCCCGCCTGCTTCAAGGCCATGCCCATATCTTGGACGGAGCCCTGAGCCTTGCCAGCACCAGCCGCCAGAAGGTCCGCTAGGTGCGGGACCTTATCGCCGGAGAGCTTGAACTGAGTAAGCGCGGTTGCGGCGATTTCGGCAGCCTCACCGACACCCAGCGAACCAGCCGCTGCCAGCGACAGTGCGCCAGTCAGCCCGCCACCAAGTATGTCCTTCGTTGACACGCCAGCCTTCGCTAGCTCGTCAATACCCTGCGCGGCCTCCTTCGCGGAGAACGCCGTATCGGCGCCGGCGTTTACAGCGGCCTCGCGCAGAAGGTCCATCTCGCCCGCGGTCGCGTGGGATGAGGCTTGCACCTCGCTCATGGCCGAGTCAAATTCCATAAAAGATTTGACTGCGATGCCAACACCGGCCAGGATCGCGCCGCCAAAGATCATCGACGCCTTGCCGACGCGGTCCAAATGCTGCTCATTCTCACGAGCAAATGAAGCCGTGCGGTCGGCGAAATCCTCGGTCGCCTGCTTCGCCGTGCGCATCCCAGATACGAAGCCCTGAACCTTGGCCTCAAGGCTGATGCTTATGGACCGATCAGCCATGAGGCCTCCTGTGTTAATTTCTTGGATAACCCGCTAGACTCGCGGCATGGCAAATGAATCAGCGACCACAAAGACCCGCCCTGGAACGCGCCTGATGGCGACAGGCATTGCGGTCCTGGTACTCGGCTTCATCCTCGTGATGTTCAACCTCACCAACCCGGTAACGCATTACGTCGCCGGGGCTGGCATGGTTACAACGCAAAGTCCTAGCGTTGGGGCGATAGTGCTAATCGTCGCCGGGCTTCTTTTGTCGGCTATCGGATTCGGTCGGCGCGTACTGTCAGCGATTGAGAAGTAGCTAATCCGCCAATACAGGCGCGATCATCAGCGCCGAATTGTTGGGCTGGTCCTTGTAGGGCTCCATCGCGATAGCCCGCGCCGTTGTGGCATGGCAGCGGATCGGCAAACCGCCCTTGAACTTCAACTCGTTCTCAGGGTTCGTACACACCGACAACGGGCCACCACACAAAGGGCACAACGAGCCACGGTAAGCCTGCAACGCAAGCATTACCGTCTGCTCAGCCTCGTCCCACTCAGGCTCAGGCCGGGACGACACAAGCCGCCCCGCCTCATACTCATACGTTGTCGCAGGCTCCCACCCGTGGAACCGCTTCAACGAAATACCGAGAGCGTGCGCCGTCTCTACGTCTGATCTGAGTCCTGGATCATCCTGAAGGCGCTGAGCGAAAAAGGGACCTCGTTACGCCCCTTATTCACGCGGAGAGTCGCCAGCACGAAATCCTCATACTGCGAATCGGTCATGTCATCCGCGAGTGCATCCCACTCGTCAGCGACAACAAACGGCAGGGACTCGCCGGCGTGGTTCTCAACCCCGGCAATGGACTTCGGCACCGCGACCTTCATCAAGGCCTCAACGTTGAAGCCGTACGACTTATCCAGCGCGTTACCCTCGCGGGGGGCATGCGCTGCAACAAGGTCGTTCCAGTCGCCGCGCCGCATTCCGCGAACCAGGAACGAAACCGTAGCCGCCTTCATCTCCTCCTCAAGGTCGTTGACCTTCTTAGCCAGCCCCTTAGCCGGATCGTTCAGCCGGGCATCAGCGAGGGACTGCGACCGGGCAACATTGAACTCAGCCTCCGCCGCCTCATGCGCCGCCTTCAGGTCGCCGTCAAGGCAAAACAGGACACGCGTCTCAGGACGCTTCACAACAAGAGCCATCAGATACTCCTAAGTCTTCTAGCGGGACAAGTGGGACTTGACCTGTTCGCCCGCGGTCCCACAACACACGGGCGAACAGGGGTATCAAGCGGTGAGACTAAGCGACCGTTACGGCGCTGATCTTCACCTGACCGGTCACGAACAGCTTCTGCCCCAGCTTCAGGACACTGTTCGCTTCCGGGGGCATCTCGTTGTACTCGCCCGGCGTGATCGGGTAAACGGTCACCTTCTGGCCCGCAGCAAGAGCGGTCGTGTACGGCAGGCCGGTACGAACAACCAGGAACTGAGCAGTGCCAGGAACGAGAGTGTCCTTGGCCTTGTTGAACGTGGTCGAGTTCGGCGAGTTCGTGTTGTCGATGTACTCGACCTCGAGGCCACGCTGCGAACGGCCCTTCTGCTCATACGTCTGAGTCGTGCAAAGACGCTCATCCGTGATGACCTGCTCGGACAGGGAAGGCTTGTAGCCGCCGCCGGTCAGGTAGCAGGAGATGTCGATCGAACCGGCAGCGTTAAGCTCGGTAGCGATCTTCGGGGCGGACGTGTCCGCGATAGCAGCGACGAGCTTGACGAGAACGTTACCGTCAGCCGGTGTCGACGGGATGTCTACAGCCATTTAGCTTTCCTCTTTCTTGGGCGCCCGAATGGGCTGTATGTTGTGCTTCGGGGGTCGAGGCCGGTCCACGGCGGGGTAACGGTCACTCTTGACGGGCGTGAAGATTCCTTCAGCAATCCGCCAGTCTGTCTCCGGCACGTCGAACTCGTGGCCGGAATCTTTGTCCTTGATTCTGATGAACAAGGGGCCTCCTTGGGGCATGAAAAAAGCCCCGGGGTGCGGGGCTTGGTTGTTAGCTTTGGGAGCCCGTCAGGACCCAGTCAAAGGGCTGGTAGAGGGGGTGCTGACCGTTGATAGTCACGTCCTCATCCGGCAGTAGCGGTTGATCGTTGCCGACCGACTCGATAGCGCCGAGAACCCAGCCAGGAACCGTAGGGCGTTCACCCTCCAGCGCGTCCGTGAGCTTCTGCGCCACAATCCGAACCGACGAAGCAGTCAGCCCCACAACCTGAGTACGCGAACGCAGCACGCGAGCAGGCACCGACCGTGCCAAGGAACGCTCAGCAACAGTCGGGAAGTTCGTCACCACAAACACGTAAGGAAACGAAGGAGTAGCCGGCACGCGGTCCCTATAGACCGTCACGCCAGTAATCAGCGCCTCGAACCCGGCAGCAAGAGCATCGCCCGTCATAACTGACCCGCCCATCTAGCCGCCAACGCATCAAGCGCCGACATCGTCCGCGGCTCCTCAGAACGCAACGGCTTATCAATGTCACCAGAGCCGCCACCCCGGCTAGTGCCGAAATAGTAGATGTTGCCGAGAGCGCCACCGCGACGGGACTTATCCGGGCCAACAATCCAGCGAGCCCGGCCAGGCAGATAGAACGACTCGTAACTAATCGAACCCGCCATACCCTTGAAGTGAGCCGAGCCGGAAACGTCAGCCTGCATCTCCGTCTTGATGTTCTGAACGCCCTTCTTCAGGACGCCATCGACGTCCTTCAGGGCAGACCCTGCGACCTTCCCGAGGTTCGTAGCGAGCCGGTGAAGCTCAGCAGTTCCGTCACTCAAGCGACCACCTCGGACACTCGCGTGCGCTGGGCGGTCGCGTAGGACTTGTGGAACAGTTCAATGACGCGAAACTCACGCCCCACAAGCTGCGGATCCAGAACCGAAGCAGTGACCGTCACAACGTCATCCACCAGCAGCGGACCAGCCGCCACCGGGAAATCAACCCGCGAATCCTGCACCGTAAACGAATGCCCGCCCGCGCTAGGATTCGACGCCTGGGAGATTGTCTGCTGCACCTTGCACGGGCCCGTATAGACCAGTGTTGAGCCGGGGGTTACGTTGCCCGTCTCAGGATCCGTGATTGGGTCACCGAGGCGCGTCACAGTGCACGCATCCAACATCAAAGCCTCAGCCTCACGCCGCCCAGCCAGGACAGCAACCTCAGCACTCACGGCGCACCATACGGCGTGATCGTAAACGCATCACCGGACGAGCCCGGGAGCAACAGCGACCACTCATCATCCGTCAACCCCAGATAGCCGGCAGAATTCGCCGCATCCACAGTCTCCGTCGTTGAGTAATCGTCAATCGCCACCGTACGCGTCCGCAAACCTGACGGGTTCTGCAACTTACGGATAATCGCCGCACTAATCACACGCCGCAAAGTGCCCGACGTCGGGCGCCCCAACAGGATCAACGCCTCAAGGGTGGGGATCCGTTCAAGAATCTCCGCCTCAAGGTCATCAATCCACGCCGTAACCTGCGCCGACTCAGCCGTGGTCAGGGTGCGGCCATAGCGAACCTCAACATCACTCACAGTTGCATAAGCCACAACCGCACCCCTTCCCTACTTCTTCGTGTAACCGGAATCCAGCAGCGCCTGAAGGATCGAATCAGGCACGGTCGAAACCTGCCCGCCCGGCCCAACAAGAGCCGTGTAACCATCGGCTACCGGCTCGGCTTCTGCGCGCAGATCACTGAGCGTGGTCGCTTTCTTGATAGCCATCAGGTACTAAGCCGCGTTCTTGAAAGCGACGAAGCTGGCAGGATCGTTGACCAGGAAGCCGTATTCGGCTTCGGCCAGGATCGCAACCAGGTTGTTCTCCCACAGGGAGGTGAGGACGCCGTTGATGGTCACGGTGGCCTCGGTGGAGACGTTGTAGGAGATGCCGCCAACGGCGCCCCACGCGGCCTGTGACCAGTCGCCAGCGAACCCGTAGGTCTTGCTGGTGGAGTCGTAGATGCCGTCGCCGATGAAGGCCTGACGGCCCAGCAGGCGACCCGAGCGGACGGGGCCGGCAGTCTCGGTGAACGGAGACTCAACGAACAGCGGACGGTTCGCGGTGTCCTTGGAACCGTTCAGGACGGGCTCGAAACGGTTGTCGAACGCCCAGCCGGTCAGCTTCTTGCCAGCGTTGACCAGGGTAGACAGGCCGGCGTTCAGGTCGCCGTACACGTCAGTGAATGCGGGCGTGGTGCCCGTGAACTCCTGAGTGCTGGAACCGGTCGCAATGTTCGTGGAGAACGGGCTGGCGGTGCCGTACAGTGCGGCGGCGTCGAACGCGACAGCGAAAGCCTCGGCGATCTGCGGGCGGATCAGGTCAATGTAGCCGCCCGGGTTCGCACGCAGGACTTCAGCGGAGACAACCGCGATAGCGGCAATCTTCTTCGGGTCCATGGTCTTCAGGGCCATCGTGCCCTTAGACGCGGGCTTCTGCGCACCTTCAGCGACCCAGCCGGCGCCGATCTTGCCGGTCACAACCGGGATCGACTGGCCATTGACGCCAAGCTGAACACGCGGGGCGAGCTGCTGAACCACAGAGGTCCGAGCGGCCTGTTCAAAGATAGCTGCCGACTGATCGCGGTTCAGGAAACCGGAAAAGTCAGAGAGCTTAGTAGCGGCGGTGATCGCCATAACAGTCTCCTAAAAGAAGGGGCTAGTTGAGCCCAAGTTTGTTTTTGATCGTGCTCAGCAGCGGGTCGCCGTTCAGCGCGGCCGCCTCACCCCGCGCACCTTGCGAGGGGTCGGGCTTCGGGGTGCCGGGAGTGTTCAACCGGGCGAGGAGAAGGTCAGCCTTCGCGGCAATATCGCCCTCCGTGTCGCCGGTCAGGAACTCGACAAGATCCGCAGGCACGCCCTTATCAATGGCGACCTTGTTGCGGACATTCTCAGAGCGGAGCCGCGCAAGCTCGGCAGCGTTCTCGGCTGCTTCCTTCTGCGCCCGCTCCAGGTCCGACAGTTTGGAGTCCTCAAACTCCTTCAGCCGGGCGGCGAGTTCGGCGTTGGCTTTCTCGGCGCTCTTGCGGGCATCGCGCTCCGCCTGAAGTGCCTTCTTGCCGCCGTCCCCAAGTTCCTGGGTGTCCGGTGCTTCAACCTCGGCAGATGCTTCAGTCTCGGCGGGTACTACGGTTGTGTCTTCCGACATGTGTTCGTCCTCCGTCGCGGATGGAAAAACCCCGAAGCATCGCGCTTAGGGGAAGTGTTTAGACCCGGCTTAGTAGCCGAGTATGTGTTTGCGGTATTCGCGTTCAACACGCGCCGCAACCTCTGGGGTGACTTTCGCGCCCTTGGTATTCGTGAACGGGTTACGTCCAGCTCTGACCGCGTCCCAGTTCGCTTGCGCGTCATAGACCCGGCGCTCGGCAGCGGTCATCGTCGCGCGGCTGAGCGGATCGCGCACGCCAGTGCGGCGGGCTTCCTCAACAGCATTACGAACACCCACGCGGGTACCGCCGCGACCAAGAGCGCCGAAGCCCTCAGCCTGACCGCGGATAACGCCCGCAGGGTTCTGACCGCCCGGCAGGATGTACCCGTACCGCTCAAGTTCCTGGAGAGTTTCAGCACGGCTCAGGCCCTTCCCATAGATCGCCTCGGGCGTGAGTCTCGGGCCATTCCGCCCGAAGTTTCCGCGGCGTGAAGTGCCCTCGGTGGTGACCAGCCCGCCCGGCTTCATGCCGCGCCTCGAGTTCACAACCTGGAAGATGTCACCGCCGTCACGGATCGCCTGAGCGCCCGCCTTGCCATAGGACCGGTCCTGCTCAGAAGCAGGAAGACTCTTGAAGTACTCGTAAGGGTCATGCACAAGGCCCTCGGTTTGCGCCGCGGCAACACTAGTTGTCTGAACGTGTACGCAATCGCACTTAGGGTGCCGAAGGAAGCCGTTGTTCCAGCGGTAGAACCGGCCCGCAAGGATGGAGCACCGAGCGCACGAAGGAGGATTCAGCATCCGCACATACCCGACGTTCCGTCGCGTTGCCGTATCAACCCCGGCAGCAGCCCGGCCCGCATCACCGATAGTGGCTTGCGTAGCCATCGACAAGAACCCGCGGCCCTTAGCAAGCGCATCGTTCACGTCCATGCCGCCAGCAATCAGGCCCTTAGTATGCGGAACCGCCGCATACAGCAAGCCCTCGAGTGAGCGACCGTCAGAAGCGAACCCAGCGAACGCCTTCGCGTTCACGAAGTGCTGCGGGGCCTCATAAAGCCCCTGCGCCGCCAACGTTGCCGCACCATATGACGCGCCAGCCTCCGCAGCGGACTCCTGCACCAATGCCACGGCAGCCGCAAGTTCCGGGAGGGCACTGAACCAAGAGTTAGTCAGGTCGCCAGGATCCACGCCAGACCAAGCCCGCTGGGCAGCCAATACGGCCACCGCCTGCAATCGCTGCATCCGCTTGTAATGCTCAACAGTCGGAAGTGGGATCATTAGATAACCCCGCTAACCGCCTTTTGCAGGCCATCAAGTGCGATCTGAGAATCCTCGCGGCGATATTCCTTGTCGCGGTCCTTCTTCGCCTGCGACCAGCCCAACTCGTCCTGCACCGACTCGCGGGCAATGACGCCCGTACCGTTCGCGTAGAGTTTCGTGAGCGCGTCCGCCTTCTGCGCGAACGTGGGCGTGCCGGCGTCGAACCATTCCGTCTTGATCTGGTTAGCCATCGGCCACGAGCCTGTGCGGAACCGTTCAGCGATACCCTGAACCCACGCCCAACCATCGCCCCAGTTCGACGCCTTACCCTCAGCGTTCAACACCAGGCGCGACTCATCAGCACGGATCGCACCCTCAGCAGCAGGGTTCACCGAAGTCTGACCCAAGTAACGGGTCGGCAGGCCCGTAACGCTGGACACCATCTGCCCGTAATGGTTGATCGTGTCGTGGAAGTTCTTCAGATCCGACGCGCTGAACTGCCCGACCTTCGCCGAGTCGTTCTGGTTCGCCCAGATCGCCGAATAGTAAGACTGCCAAGCCGGAATCGGGGCGCCGTCAGCGTCCACAAAGTCGCCCTTGGACATGCCAAGAACCCACTTCTGAGGAACCGCGTGAGTCTCCAAAGCAATCTGAAGGTTAGTGATCGCCCTAGCCGCCGAATCAACCAGCGGCATAACGTCCTTCATCTCCGAAACGCCCAACCAGTCGCCCGTGCGGCGCCGATTAAGGAACATCACGATAGGAACGCGGCCCAGGTTGTGATCATCGCGGGAAGTCTCAACCCACGCGCCGGACTGCTTCTCCAGCCAAACCGTGCTGTTCGGCTCGTACAGCGTCGCGTACTTCGGCGTCGGGTCTTCCTTCGTCCCGCCATAAACACGGAGCGCAGAACTAATCCTGCGGGTCCGAGGATCCACAACGGCAGTCATCTCGCGCGGAGATTCGACCGTGATCAGCGGGTGCGCCGCATCTTCAGCGTTCGAGCCGATGCACACAAAGCCACGCCCATAAATCAGCGTGTCCTTATGCAGAAGCGCCGACTCCGAATCAAGGTTGTTCGCGTCCCAATGCTCACGCAGGACACCCGAAGACACGTTCTCGCCAGGAAGAATGAAATCCTTCACCCGCAAACGCTGCTCAACCGAATCAACCGCAACCCGCGACCAGTTGATAACCGTCTCAAACTTGCGCAACTCAGGCGGAACAGCGAGGCCGATGTGTTCGAGGACCTGCGAGCCCTCGTAATACTTCCCCAAACGCTCATCATCACGCCCAAGCGTGTCCAGCTGCATGTTCAGCTTCGTAACAAGGGCTGACTGTTCGGTACTCAACGCCACAACGGCCCCTATCTAAAGACAAACATCCGGTTATCGGTAACTTCGCCCCATCCGGCCTCGTGGGCATCGGATGCGGCGGTATGTGCAAGGATCTTCGCCATAACGACGTCGATCTTTTGGTGATCTGTGGGCTTGCCAAGGACGTACTTCTGTCCCGGCTTAGCGATCTTCTTAGCGTTCGCGGCGTGAACCGTCGCAATCGGGCAACCGTCATGCGTCATACGCTTCTGCGCCAGGTCAACCTCGAAACGGCGAATCTCCGGGTACATGCGGCTGATGCTGTTAGTAGGCCACTCGAAAACGTGCTCGTCGCCGTACTTCAGCGACCAATCACCAATCTCCGACATCCAGTCGTGCGGGTCGCAGTACATTCGGGCCACGTCATAGACCTCGAACAGCTCATCGACCGCCGCATGAACCTCGCCGCGGGGAATGTAGCCGCCCCACTCCGCCGGATCCCAAACAGTCGGGCGCCGATCAGGCCCGTAACGGGGCGTGAACGAGAAGCCGTCGATAGTCTCAGCCTGCAACGCCGTCCAGTCGTTATTCTCCGAACCGTCCATGCCGATACAGATGCGCGTCTTAGCTTCAGGATTCGGCAGCCACAACATTTCCGGCATACGCACCATCCCAAAGACCATCACGAAGCCACGAACCAAGACCATGCACAATCCGGTTCCCATAGAACCGCTCAGCCTGCGACGGGTCAGTCTCCATCAGCTCCGCAGCCTCAGCCTCGATAGCATCCAGATCAACCCACGGCGAACCCTCATACACGAACTTGTGGATCCGGCGCCGCTCAGCCTTGTTCTTATACGACAAATCAGCCGGCGGCTTACGGTAGAACCGGTAAATGTCAGTGCTCTTAGACTCGAAAGTCTGCTGAGCCGTCGAATTCTCGGCAGGATCCCACGGGTTCGTCCACTCAATCGACCGGCCACCCATACCAGCCAAGCCGCGGCGCATCGTCTGAGCAACACGGACCATCTTGTTCTGCACCGTGTAAATGCCCGACTCGTCAAAGTTCGCAAAGTTGATCGGATTACCCAGTCGCGACATCGCCGAAGACGTGACAGCCTCGATCTTCCCGTTATTCGGCAACCTGACGAACTGCTCGCCCGTCTTCATGATCGAATCCAAAGCGCCGCCGCGAACCATTGCCTGAAGTGGCCGGTAAACGTTATCTACCTGCTCCTCAGACGTAGCCACAAGCTGAATCAGGCTAGTGTTCCGGGGAATCCCCATCGCATCGCCAGGCTCATACTCGAACTCAAAGTCACAGTCACAGCCGTTCGCATGGCACGAATAAACCTCGCCACCCTCAGCCCAGCCACCAAACACAACCGGCCCAGCAGCTTCGAGGAGAGTCACAGCAGCCGCTAGCGGACCCTTACCCGTCTTCTGCGGCGCCACAACCTGCGAACGCCGATACGTGAACGCAGGAGCCAACACCGGACGCTCAGGAACCCACTTAGCCGCACTCTTGACGCGGTAATGATTGGCAATGATCTGCAACTGCCAATCTGACGGGATGAACGGGCGCCCCTTATCGAAACCATCAGGCACCGAACAGTGAGACTCGATCCAGTCCGCGCCTAGGAAGCCTAGAGTCTGACCAGCCGGAAAGTTGATCGAAAAGTCATCCGTCATCAACATCCCCCGCCCGCTAAATCATGCCGCCAACTGCTCGCACTCCTTGTCCAAACGCTTCCGGCTCATATCTACGTACTCCGCGACGGCATCAATCCCGATATAGTCCCAACCGTTACGGATGGCCGCGACACCCGTCGATGCGCTTCCGCTGAATGGGTCCAGGATCGTGCCGCCAGGCGGGCAGATTAGAGAACCCGCCCATTCAGCCAGCGCGACAGGGAATGCCGCGGGGTGCTGGTTCATTGCGTTATTGTTCTCATTTTTTCGGGTACTGATGGCGACGATGTCAGACACCCGAGCCCGTCCTGCGGCAGGCGTTTTTTGCTCACCATGCACGTGCGGCCCGCGCCGCCCGCCATCAAGCCCACCAACCCGCTGAGATGCTACGCCAGCCGCCTTGGGGTCGCAGAAGATGCGGCCATGCTTGCCAAACCAAAGTAAGGATTCCCAGGACCTGCGGGGGCGTCCCGTATGCCCCATTGGGGCGCCGCCTTTCTTGTCCCAGATTAGTTCTTCGATCTCGGCCCATCCGCTTTCGCGGAGCGCCAGTCTAGTTCGCAGCACGTAGTCACTAATCTGACCATCTCGAACATGCGGACGAATATTAAGGATGACCGACCCGTTGGGCTTCAGCGCCCGCCGTGCCTCGGTCATCCAAGCCACTGT